AGGTCTCAGGTGCTAAGGTCTCAGGTGCTAAGGTCTCAGGTGCTAAGGTCTCAGGTGCTAAGGTCTCAGGTGCTAAGGTCTCAGGTGCTAAGGTCTCAGATGCAGGATTCGCCTCATTGTACTTACGAAGCAGGTAGTCCTGCGCCTTGCTACCCTGGTCGGTAGCACGCTTTACGAGTTTGGCCCTCTCCTTGGCCGGGAGGGTGCCCATCCACGCCTTGATTGGATTTACTTCGGGGGAAGTAAGTTCCGGAACGAGAGGCGGGGCCTCGGAATCGAGAGGCGTGAGCGGCGGAGCCTCATCTCTCAAAATCTCCTGAGCATCGGCGGGTTTCATCCGGTCAATCCCTGCGTCGTCGTACCCCATATCCTGCAAACGGCTGCGCATGTCGCGGGTAATCATAAATGGGACTGAGGCGGTGGTCGGCTCCTGCGGAGCAGGTGCGAGAGGCGTGGCAGGAGCGAGATTTAAAGCCTCTGCCAGCACATCATCCTGAATCGCCTGTTCCACGACTTCCGGTGTCACCTTGTCGGCGACCCTGGCTGCGTCCTGCTGTGCTACGGCGTCGAGTGCGTCGGAGATGGTTGTATCTGTGGCAGGGTTGGCGGCTTCGGCCAGTGCGGCGAGGATCTTTGCTTTCGTGGCGGAACTTGGGTCGGCGGAGGGTCTGATGTTGGCTGACAAGCCCATCATGCCGCCTACAATCATGCCGGATGCAGCAGATTCGGCTACGCCCTCATTCCACGGCTTGCCGAGTGCGAGGTTCTGTGCGACCTGCTCCTGTGCGGATTGTGGCAACTCTTCAAGCAAGCCCTCGGAGAACGCACCCTCGGCCACACGCCGGATAATGTTCTTGTTATATCCTGGCCCCTTTCCGCCTGCGAGGAGTGTGTCGATGTCGCCGATGCCGAGTTTGGACGCTACGGCCCCGCCTGCTATGCCGAGCATTCCGGTAAGTGCGCCCGTTGCCGCCGAGAGAGCGATCTGTCGGGGGTCGAGTAGTTTTGTGGGACTTTCCTGCCGTACCGCTTCCGCCGTAGCACCTGCGGCGACGACACCTTCTCCCGCGCCTGCGGCGAGTGTGCCTTCCGTAACACCTATCGCGGTTGATGCGGCTTTCACGGCGTTAGGTGCGTATTTGAGCAGCCCTCTGGCTACCCCTGCTCCGCCGATCATGGACGGCGCCGACTCCAGTGCGGAGTCTACAATGGTTGAGGGGTTCTGCACCATCGCCGCAACGGTCGGAATAAATCCCTTGGCCTGACTGACTGCGGCCTTGGCCTGCTGAAGTTCCGGCGACTGCCAGGTGTCGATAATCTCCCGCGCCTTTTGGGGTTGAAAGCCTAATCCCTCGGCTGCCTTCCCCGCTTCCCCGCCGGTCGCCATGTCGGCAATACCTACGGCTGCCTCGGGGAGACGTATCGCTCCTTTTAACAGGCTGAGTGCAGGGTCGGCTATGCCCCTGCGGAGCATCCCCGAAGGCTCGGGGTCAAGCTCGCCGCTAAAGGGCGACATATCAGGGGCGGTATCAAGTTCTCCGGTGAAGGGTGTCAGCGCCATGGGTTACGCTCCTATGAACCGTTTTCCTGTGGCGTTCTCGTACACTGGCTTTCCTTTGGACGTGCCTACTTGCTTGTACCCTGCGGGTACATCTGCACCACCTGTCACCTCTTTCCCATCAGCTCCGACCCATCCCATACGATTTGGTGCGGGACTCCAGTTGCCGAGCAGCTTCGGTTTCAGCCCTGCCTCTCTATTAGCCAGAGCCTCCTCGATGCTACTACCCATTGTTACAGCGTCTTCTACGGCCTTGGCGACTTTGGCCTTTGCGAGTTCCTTCTGCATCTCAGTCTCTTTTTCCGTCCCTACTTTGGAAGCCTTGTCACCCTCTGCCTTGATCTTCGCAGCCTTTACATCTCCATCTGCCTTGATTGTGGCCGACGCGATCTCCCGCTCCAGAGCCTGCTGCGCAGTAACCTGTGCCGCACTGAGTCCGAGTCCTGCCTTGATCTTCTCCGCCTCAAGTCCTGCGGCGGTCGCCTCGGATTTCTGAGTGAGATCCTTCAGTTCAAGGTCGCGTTTGAAGTTGCCAAGCGCCAGAGCCTCTCTCTGCTCCTTGGGGAGACTCCAGGTCGTGTTGCCACTATTGATATTCGTCAGTTGCTGGTCGAGCGTCTTGGCCCCTTGTGCGGCGTTGAACTTTTCCGCCTGCGCCACTTCTTCAGCATACTTGGCTGCGGCAGCCAGACCCTTCACATTCTTGGACCCCGGCGACCAGTCCACACGATCTGAGATGGCGGTCGTGTCCCCGAGGGGCTTACCGAGAGAAATAACTGGGGATTCTCCGGAGAAGATATTCTTGGGCGCTGTGGGCACAGGCAGGCTCCCGTCGCTCAAACGCGACAAATCGCCCGGACCCATCTTGGAGTCTGGGTTAGTCGTAGAGGTAACGGGCTTCTTGGTAACAGGTAAAGATTCCGCACTCGCCTCTTTAACACCCAAACCACGCCCCATAAGTTTCGAAGTCAGGTCGGTGCGGAAGTAATCAGCGTCTCCACCGAGCAGTGCATTACCCGCATTAAGCACTTTGTTGCCCACGTCGTTGACAGCGGCGAAGGGGAGTGCGGCACCGGCCATAAGTCCCTTTGCTCCGGCTTTCAGTCCTCGTGCGAGGGGCGAACCTGCGACGGTCTTTACGACTTCGGGAGTAGTGCCGCCGTTAAGCGCGGTTCGTGCCATGTTCCGTGCCTCTGGCACGCCGGAGGTGTCGATAAGGGGTTGCCCGTTGGCGACTTTCTTGCCAATGGTTACAGCGGCGAGTCCTGCTCCCGCAAGACCTGGGAGACGCGAGGGTGCTCCTGTCGGGGTAGCTCTCGGGGGTACGACGGACAGGGCCCTTGAAGTTGTCGCAGGCAGACCCGCCGCAGGACGAGGTACAGGAAGTCCTGCTCCTGTAGTTACCGGCAGACCAGCGCCGGGAGATCCTCCGGAGATCGGAGCGCCTGAAGGATAAGAAGTCGTGGGAGCGCCTACGGGTACACCTTGGGTAGACGGTATCAAAGCCGGAGGACCGGCACCCGGAGAGCCGAGTTGGATCGGCGCACCTGACGGGAGAACATTAGTTGTAGGTGAAAGAGGTGTGATGGGTGGAGCAGGGACCACCGCCGGTGGACCGGCGGCAGGACGCAGCGTGGGAGGGTTATTAAGCCCGAACCCGCGGGGCATCTCGTTATTCATAATAGGTGGTGGCGGCACGGTTGAGGTGGTGCCTTGTGGAGTCACGTACATGGTGCTCCCGCCGAGCATAGCGTTGTCAAAGTAACTCTTTATTCCGGCAGGATTCAGCCTCGCGGTTGCCATGTTGTACCTCCATACGCAGTTTTGCCGTACATTACATCATTAATTATTAATATACAAGAGTTTACGTTCCATCGTAGCTTGTCGAAGCACTGGCACTCCACCCGAAACTGGAACTTGCATTGATGCCGTTCAACGCACTGGCGACGATCTGCTGTGCCGACTGTGCAAGACCAGAGAGGGTGCTGACTTCGAGAGTCAGTTGACGTGCCTTGTTGTCGAGGATGGTGTCCGTCTTCCTGATGGCGATATCGGCCTTGGTTTTCACCAGCCCGAGATAATTCTTATAATTTTCGACCTCAAGCATTACCGTAGCCTTGCTCGCCTCGAACCTGCGCAGTTCCTCGCTTTCGTAGACCTTGGAGAGCATTTCCAGAAACTGAGTGGAAACGGAAAGAATATGCTTGTTGTAGTCCACTGCGAGACGCGCCGACTCGGCCATGATCTGGGAACTGGAGTCGGAGAGGCGTATTGTGCTCTCGTTGTTCATCTCGGTCTGCTTGGCGAGCAACGCACCTGGAGGCATGTCGAACCCACGGGCTGAGAACTGTGTGGTGATCTCGGTGTACGACGCTGCTCTTGAGGCATTTTGCCTCGCCGTTTCACGGGCGAACAGTGCAGCTTCCGCATCCCCAAGGCCGGTGCTTGCCGTGGTAATTGAGTTGGAGAGTTTCGTTCTCAGGTCGGCGATCAAGGTATCGGTGAACCCTGCACCCGCTCCGTCGATTGTGCCTGGTGAGGAGGCGGTGATCGTGCCGATCTCGCCGATCAACGCAGTAAGGTCAGCCTCGACAGTATCGGAGCCGAGCAGTGCGGTAATGTCGGTAATGTTGCTGTTCAGCAGGTTCGCGGCCCATGTCGCCCAGTTCCCGGCGTCGGCATATTTGGATGTGACCAGCGCCCACGATTGCGCCCGTGCGTAATCTCCTGAAGGATCTGGTGTGGATGTGGCTGGCGGTGGTGTGAGTGCCATGGCGGTTCTCCTTAGAAGTAGGTACTGAGGTCAACGGTGTCGAGGCCGGTGGTATCAACCGTAACCGATTTACCGAACGACGGACAGGATACGACTGCTGTCAACCCTTTAATGATGTAAATTTCAAAGTACCCGCTTTCATTAGTAGTAGTTGTCAGACGATCCACTGAGATGATACTCCCTTGCGATTCGTCTGCTGGCGAGATACTAGCCGTGACCTGCGAGCCTTTCCAAGTATCAACGACCGACGTACCCCCAACACTGCTACTGAGCGTAGTTCCGGCACTGCCTACAGGAGTACCGGAGGGTGTTAGTATTTTCCCGTACAGCTTTGTAAGAGAGAACACTGTCCCTTCCGGGTACGCCTGGCCTACGGTACTGCCGAGTATCGCAGTACCGACAGTAAGTCCTTGTCCAGGATAATAGTTCATGTTACACGCTCGACTTTGCTTCTCTGGCAATCACACCTGCGCCGATAGTGGCTATATCCGCACCAGACACATCCTTGATAACCTTCCGCATGAGCTCGTCAATATCGTTGTCGTCATACACCACGAGCGAGTACACCCCACCCGAGTTGGTAAGTATCTTCTTATTCTTGATAAGCTTGCGGATAAGCGCAGTAGTGGCTTCTTTTGCAAGAACAGTGGACGCCTCGATCTCAGAGAGCGTCGGCACCGCATCTGCTGTTGCCTGGAGCGTCGTTACTGCTGTCGCCTTGGCTACAGTTGCGTCGAGTGCTACGGTTGCGGCTTTTGCTACTGTTGCATCCTTTGCTACTGTCGAATCTTTAGCTATCACCGTTGATGCTTCGATTTCCGCAAGAGTTGGTAATGCATCTGTGGTTACGATGATGGAGTCGATCAAAGTATCTATCGCCGCTATTTCAGATGACTTGGCAATCTCACCAGGAAGCCGAGATACGCAGTATGCTCTAATAGCTCTGTACCCTGTCGAACCGGATGTCGCTGTCGTAACCAGCACTGTGTAAGGGTTCAGTTCATCAGCGAGGGTGAATAGTTTGTTCGCGGCAGCAGCAGGAAAGATCAGTTTGTAGACGCCTGATCCAGCCACAACCTCACTTATCGTGGGGGCGGTAAAAGATACGTTCTCCGAACCATCAGGATTGGTCGCCTTTACTGTAAGCGTGGCCCCTGTATCTGGTGCACCGGTGTTAATCATCAGCGGGATGATTATGTTGATGTCTGCTGTTGCTTGGGTCTTTACGAGAATATCCATGGTGTTACTCCTTTTATTTAACCTTTTAATAGCTCAGATCACTCCAATCGGATAATATAGGGTCGTGCCCGCTAATACCTGCCCTTCGGGTAGTGCAGCACTTACTCCATCATCCAGGCTTGGTGAGGTAGTAACCCTCGGCTCTTGGTTGCTCGTCACATGATTACCATACATATCGGTTAAAAATTGATAAACCTCTCCGACGGCTGGATGCCGTGCAAATGTACCTCGGGGTATGGGGTCAACATAAACTGCCGGCGGGGTCCAGTGTCTATTTTTTTCCTCTGGTACATGCCACCATTTAGCGTTCCACCTACGGGCCGCAGCTTCTTTCCAAATAGGGTCTTCCTGCATATTACGGCACCACTCAGGATAAAACATATCTTTACCGCCGTCACTTATTGCTGGCTCATCCTCCAAACCACCCGGTGTTGAGTAATCATAGAATGGAGTACCGCACTCAAGATCGGACTGCGCTATTCCCATTGAACCTGGATATGGGAATATTAATACCTTATGAATTCCTGGCGGCCTTGTGTAATCTGGATACCATTGACTTGCTCCATCAAGATGGTTAGAGCTGTATGCACCGCCGATGAAAGATGGCTCCACATCTACCGAGTCTATAACGGACTCAACTCCGTTTATGACCACCCGCCACTCCGTTCTGTGCGCCTGGATGAAATCACCAGCCATGATTCTGACTCTGTGGAACGGTCCTGCTTGTGTACGAAATAGCGCGACTTCATTGTTTCTTTGCCTGGAATCTATCACCAGCGACTCTCTGGTGTATTTGTAAAGACACACCCCGTATCTTAGGTCAAGATAGTGAATAACGGATTTTTCAATCACACAGTCTTCAAGGAAAGTACAGGTGTGCTGATCGGGGCCGTGGACCTCGCAGCGTACAGGCAGCCACTCGCCAAAATAGTATTGACCGTTCGTAAGCACAGGCGCGTCCCGTACCGTCTCCCACTGAACGTCTAAAGTTCTTATGGTCTTAACCAGGGGTATGTTAATACCCCTCACCATCAATCTGTAATCAGTATTGATCGCATGATTGAACCCCTTATGAGAAAACGTCTCTACCGTTTCGCACAACCCATGCTCGGCGCAGTCGAAGGTGTTGCAGCTTGTGACACCAGTCACGCAAATTCCTTCTGTCGTGGACATATTAGACATCTTCGCGCACTCCGTAAGGAATCAGTTTGTTCAAGACCTCTTGTCTGGTTTTACACCCGCAAGGTCTGCCGGTGATCTTGGTATACACTTCAGCCAACTTATCCAGTCCTGTAGCATGTGTGATTTTTGCGACGGTATCACCAAAGCCTTGGCTTTCTGGTGTTACAAAGATGGGGGTACAAAAATTATTCAGCTTAGAAAGCAGGGTGGTATATGGCATACCTGCTTCGGTGGCATAGTCAGCCGTCCCTCGCATAAGACAATACTCCCCGAAAGGTATCTGCCCGAACCCTGCGTCTGAGAACGTTTTGGCACACTCGTCATAGCTCATACCCTTTTTGAACAAATGAGCTGCCTTTTGATTAATTATGAACATAAAAGCGTCTCCACTTTATGTACCTTGACTAAATAACCATCTACTGAATCAGGCACGATTACTGGATTCCCTAGAGAGTCAACAAGACCTGATTTAAATGAATCAGAAAGCCAGTTGTTGCAGTAGCCCCCAGACTGCTGTGTCACGCAACGCACATACGTTGTTGTTCCTTGATGCCAATTAAGACTCACCCTGAAAAAATGCGTAGTGTTATCCGCTGTTACCCACGTTCTAGGTGTCGCGTTATAAACCATTGCGCTTGGTGTATTACAAAACCGTGATACTTGCTCTACCTTTCTGATTCCTTGTGGAACTGTTACCCAAACATCAAGAGCAGCATAAGGACTTTCTACCCAAGCATCAGGGCTTTGCATATTCCCACACTTTATTGTACTGTATACAAAATTACCGGCGGCGCTGGTAAGTGTGGTAACAACTAAGTCTGTCGGTATCTGACTCTTCCCCCAATAAACACGATATAAACTGCTTCCATTTGTCAGATACGCATTTCCCATAGAGCTACCCGTTATTGTGCAAACCGAGTTCGCTGTATCAGTAACAGATAAATCTCTGAGCCTGACAGGGCTTGATGCCGTGGCGTTACCTATACCGCAAAACGCCTGTACTGAGCCAGTACCACACTCCACAGACATAACCTTGATTACGTCGTGGCGTAGTTCCTTGCTCGTTGTTACTTCTCCTGCAGGGAAAGTGTAAGTGAACCCAGAGACAACCCACTCCGTCAGGTAATCACAAAACCCTATATTAACATTCCAATTTGCGTAGATATAATCGCCGACAGCCAATGGTACAAGATCGCCTATCGCCCCACTCAAATACCCGTCTGTCGGATACCCCGTTAAATACACTTCCCCAATATCATCATTGGTGACAACTTCATGCGTATATGAGGACGTAGATGTAAATACGGCATTGATTTGTCTGAGTGCTTGAGCCGGTGTATTTCCTAAAAACTCGTGGAAAGCTTGTGTGCTTGGTAGAATAAAATCGTAGTGAGTATCAAACCAGTAATCCCCCGTATCAGTAATCCAATCCCCTGTATCGTCGGCAACACCATAAGCACTTAGAGGCATCTGTGTTAGTAATCCTACAGCACTCAAAGTATCACCGTTACCACAAACGAACTCAGTACCATCCGCTTTACCGAACCAAGGTAATCCATTACGTGAGTATGCGTGTTCGCTTACTAGACCCCACCCGTCAACAGAAAAGAGTTCAGTATACTTTCCCCGTTTCCACAGGCCGATAAAGAAACCAGGGCTGGTGAGTTCTCTTGTGTGTACTAACGTGACAAGGGGATTCTCCGCAAGGTATGTCTCTGTTTCGCCGGATTTAACAACGCCATCAGAATACTGCCATATGAACGAGGGTGCTAGTTTATGATCGGACTGACATACAATATAAGTCACTCCTTGTGTGTTACGCATTGCTCCAAGTATCAAACATCTACCATTGACACCACTGTTATTGTAGGGCCAAGAATAGTGTGGCGCTTCCGCTACCACTAAGCCTCGGCAGTATAGCTTGGTTCCGAATGCTGTATATTCTGGTTTATCCTCAATCATTCCAGGTACGGATGTTTCAAAAGTTGAAAATCCAGGTATCTCGATATTACTCGGTAGCCGAAAATGCCTTGTAGGAGTGCCTTTCCATGACAGTGCTATGTATGGTTTATCCCAAGTCTCTGTCTCAGCATCCCACACTGCACCGTTATCCCAGTACAGATTCCCGTAAAGACCTGGCGCTACGAACTTTGCTACCTCAGTAACAGTCTCTTTTGGGTCCGAGCCGGTTTTTGTAACTGTTTTTGTATGCAACCCTTTGACGAAGTTAGTGTTCCCTGTGGCGTTCATGGGGTAAATATACTGTGTACTGTACGGAGTTACTCCATCAAGCCAACCTCCGGCAACTCCATACATATAGTGAATCTCAGCTATCGAACCAAAGTCGGTACTCACATACTCTGTATACTGAAATGGCTCTATACCTCCGCTGCGTGGGTGTATAATGATACCTGTAAATGATTCTGTTGTGACCTCTTCCCCACCACCCACCCGTGGCACCATCACATAAACATCTTCCTTGTTAAAACAGATGTTGCAGAAGCACGTCACTCCGTTACCGAGATCCACCCGACGGCTACCGATCTTCAACCCACCAATCGCCATCTGCTGCTTGAGAATACGAAGCTGCGCCATCGCCTGGCCGCGATATAGGTTCTCTTCGTAGCCCGCTCCGGGCATGGTGGGGGTGGTAGCCATCAGCGTGTTCTCTTGCCTGACATAAATACCGCTCTTAACTCTTCCATCCGGAACGTGCCGCTGGTGCTCTCGACCTTGACCGACACACGGTTGCCGAGATCCCCCCGAGGGGCTTTGATGCGGTACTCGGTGACAGCGCCGATGCCGTCCTCCTGCACGCTCCATGAGTCGCCTTTCGAGTCGGTGACGGTGAACGTGGCACACTCGCCGATCTCCCCGGTGAAGTAAAAGCAGGAAAGCGATTTCGTGCCGACGGCACCTAAATCGGAGAAGGGGAGCGTGATGCTGGTGGTGATACTGGAGGTGTCGATGGTGCTGCCGTAGGAGCTGACCGTGGAGCCTGTGGCGAAGTAGTTAGTGCCGTTCCATACCGCCGCGCCTTTGACCGCCTGCGACGAGCGTTTCAGCACCGTCTTGGTCTCGAAGTCATACTCCACGCAGATGCTGCTCCCGAAGGCGAGATACTTGCCGCCGACAGCGGTCGCACAGGTGTATGACGTATTCAGTCCCGAGACCTTCCTGAAGGTGGGTGTGATGTTGGAGAGCTTGCCCGACGCGTCCACGACATACACCCCGTCGCTACCAAGGAACACATGGGCGTGGCCGTCAGCCTCGCTGATAAACCCGCTGTAAAGCGTGCCGTTGATGGCAGGGCAGGGGTAGAACTTCCTGGCAACGTCGGACAGGTCGCCGCCTGTGTAGACCGACACCCCTCCGGCATGGAGCGCCACGACGCAGCCTGGTATCTGCCCCGCCTGGAGTACGAGGAGCATGTGGGGTACGAAGTCGTCGCCAAGGTTCCAGAGGTCGTAAGCGAACGGGCGGGAGTACTGCAGGAATCGCGGGTCGGCGTGATTGACCGAGCAGAGTCGTGAGTTGTACACGAAGGCGCTGTCGAACGCAGGCATTTTCGAAAAGCTGGTGGATGTGACAGGTCCGGGGTTTGTACCGACAACCGCTTCGGCCATGGTGGGTGCTGCGTGTGGGCTTTTAAAGACCTGAGTAGCCGTAGACACACGGCAGTCGATGGGGGTATGCACCATCGGGCCTGACACGAGCGGGAAACGTTTGGTGACGGCGGTGCCCGACCACTCCGAGGTATCCACACCATCGGTGAAGAGGAGGCGTTTTCCTGCAGAAATGTTGATAATAGGTGCGGTGTGCGTCAAAGCAGTGACGAGCGGCGGGATCTTCTCCACGCAGCCGTCGGGTGTGGTGGTTACATTCAGGCAGTCGATAAACTCGACGTTGCCGGCTTCAGGATCACGCGGCTCCGTAATCATCCGTTGCGAACTGACCGCACGGGTGTCATTAAGCCCTAGACATTTACGGAACAGGATCGCATCCATTTTATTTTACCCTTTGCGTCTTATAGAGGTGCTGCCCCCGTGCGCCCTTTCTGACCCATTTTAAACGACGTATTCCGGCGTGCCGGTGATGGTGGTGTGGGACCGTGTGAGCCTGCGGAACGCCTCGCCCCCTTCACGGACATACTGGCGGAAGTTCTTCATGTGCTCACCGGCTTTCACCGGGTCTTGCAGCTCCCGGTCGTGGTCGCCGAACGCCTTGGCCGCTGCATACTCCACCATGGCGAGGTGGAAACGCGACGGGATCTCAGGGGTCTCGACGGTGTACTGGTTGCTGGCGTTCTTGGTGTTAAATGCCACAAGACTGTATCGATGTACCCGCAGGTTGATCACGATGCCTGCCTCCGGAGGCGAGAGCAGGGAGAGCGTACCAGTGTCGCCGTCAAGGCGGTAGAACTGGGGTCTTTGTGGTGATGTATCGGCGAAACTCGTATCATTGTTATCCGCGAACGACTCCTCCCCATACTCGATTAACTTGCGGATGCCGTCGCGCGCTGCAATAACCTCAATGATTCTCGGGTCCAGGTCGTAGTCGAGCGTATCTGCCTCGGTTACAATCGTGTAGGTGGAACGGTCCAGCCAGAACCCGGTCTGCTCACAGAACTTATCCTGCCCTTCCGAGAGGAAGTTCATCAGCCGGTCGTCTGACCAGCCATACCTCGGTCCGACGGTATCGGCCAGCACGGCGCGAAGTTCTGCGAGCAGCTCAAGTCTGGTCATGTATTACTCCTGTACTCTGCGTTCCGTGTACGGTCCTGCCACGATCTGGTACGGGATGGCGGGGTATGGCAGCCACTCGAAATACTCCGTCTTGTCGGGTGCGATCTTTTTTACCCTGCGGGACGCGACGGCGTTCTTCAGCACGTTCACAAACGCCTGCGGGATATTGGCTACGTCCATCCCGCGCTCGATCTGGATGACTTCGCCGTTGACGCCGATCACTTCGTACTCCGGCAGATGCTCCACATGCGAGACGTTGATCGTGTAGAATGGCGGTGCATACTCAGGCTTGCCTTTGTAGAACTTATCGGCAAACGGCTTTTCGGTTGCGAGTCCGAGGTCCAGAGCTGGTGTTGAGTCCATGGTCGGTTATTCCCTTTCTTGTATGATATGCGCCTGTATGGCGTGGTACGTCGCTTCGTCCACCTGTACTTCCTCACCGCACGGAATGGCGAAGACTCGCCCGTTGATGCCTCCGTCGAGAGTCTGCCCCCTGTTGCCGGCGAGAATGACCGTGCGTGTCTTTGGTACGTCGAGGTTGATGGTGATTTCAGGTACTTCAGGCGGCTTGGTGTACGTCACAGGTCCGGCCATCTCGGAATCTCCGTCCTGACCCATCACTACTTTCTTTTTAGCCATCACTTTTCCCCTTTCTCTGAGATTTCCGAGGTTGCCTCTTCGAACGCCTTGTCGAACTCCGACTCCTTGGAGAAGTCCTGGTCCAGTAGGGGCATGATGTCAGCAATCAGTTCGCCCACTTCTTTGGCGTCCTTGGCGATGTAGCGTTTCTCGCAGGAGCCTGCGTACTCTGGTGACGGAGCGCAGCAGCACTTGTCCATCTTCTCGGTGGTCTTCGCCGCCTTCTTGAATCTGACACGGCATTCAACCACGAACCCGTTGGCTGCTTTTCCTACCGATAGCATGGTGTCGAAGTACATGGAATGGCTCCTTTTCTTGTTTCGATACCCAAAAAGCCCACTACCTTGCGAGTAGTGGGCCGGATTCTGAGTAACTCAGTCCTTTATGCCGGGTAGCCCGCCTTGGGTACGCAGCTCAGGTCGTAGTAGGTATCGGTGATACCCGCAGCATTGAGAGACGTGGTTCCTGGGATGAAAGTATGCGTTGCGTCGGTCACGATCTTGAGTGCGCCGATAGGTGCCTTGTTAGCCGGTATGGCTGGCAGATCGTTGAGATTGTCCTCGCTTGGGATCATGGTGACTGCACCTGCAGTGTCTATCACCGCCAGATACCAACGGAAAGACGATATCGGCAGCGTGTCGCCAGTAAGGGCCACATTAGTCTGTGTGGTCTGTGAGCCGGTGTGTCCGTCGATACCAAACATGAATGTGTTGGCAGTTTTGACACCCTTGGGGCCGATGATCGTTTCGGCAACAGTGGCGGTGGTGGTCGGGGCTCCTTCCGCCTTGGTAACTACAGCAGTCACCGTAAGCGCCTCGGTGGTCGTAGCCGGTGTGACTGTAACCACCGTATCGGCAGCCGAAGACGCAACACCTACCAACGCCTCTACAACCAGTTCAAGTGCGGTGGCGGCTTTAGTAAGCGTGTCGTCGAGCGCACCTACTGTGTAGACCCCCTCCACCTCGCCAGCTTCGGTCTGGATTGTGACGGTGATAATGTCGTCGGTCTGGACAGTACCGCCAAGGGTTATAGTGTGGGTGTTGGTAGTAGCGTTTACTGCCAGTCCCGGTTTCGAGAAGCTGCGCTGTGTCAGAAGCGACCTTACCGCAGCGGTATCTATGTTACCTAGTCCGTTAGCACGATTCATGGTCAGATCCCCTTATGGATGGCCTGCGGCAGGCGTGCTGGTGAGGTTGTAGAAAGTCACGGTGAAGTTACCGGCAGTAGCCACGTTGGATGTGCCGGGTGTGAACGCCCCGCCCGATGCGACCACTTTTACAGCCCCCACCAGGCAGGCGGTGTCAGGGATTGCAGGTATTACCGCTTTGGCGCTGCCTGCGGCGATGGATGCGGTCAGCACAGGGTCGCCGTTGACGACAACCGATGCCCCGTTTTTGTCTAGGCAGAAAGCGTAAAAAGCCGTGGTCAGATTGGGTTGCGGTGTGACGGTGGTGAACACGAACAGATCGTCGGTAGCAGCCTTCTCATAAAGGATGCCGTCGATGCAGTACTGCACAGTGTTGGTAGTCGTTTTGACTTTGGTGGCAGTGCTACCGGTGGCGCAGATCGCTTTGGTGAAGCAGCGGTTGCCCAACAGACTCCGCAATGCGGCGGTGTGGATATCTCCCAGATTAATTGCACGATCCATGATGTGCCTCCTTAAAGGCCCCGTTGCATGACGGGATGGTTGGGGGTTTTTACTGGAAAAGCCCTGCACCTTGTGAGTGCAGGGCCAGGTCTGATCCTACTTGAAACTTACAGCTCGGTTGCGCCCACCTCGTACCTTGCCATAAAGAGCTGGTTGAGGATCACTGCACCGAAGTACGCTTTCCAGCCGACGTGACCGCGCTGGCCGAGTTTGTCGGAGTCGCTGATGGTGCCGGGGTTACGTACGATGGGTGCGGTAATGGCGTTTTTGCCCTTGAGCGGCACGGATGCGGCACAGTGAGCACCCAGATACAGGATCGGGTAAACGTCAGCCTTGACGCCGGAGGTGGAGACCATTGTACCTTTGGCTCCGCCACCGTCTGCGAACGATTCGAAAATAGTGGAGCGGATGTAGCGCACGTCCTCGACCGAGCCGATCTCGAAAGAATCGACAGGGACTTTGGAACCGTAATCCACGGCGTCTTTGAATCCGGCCAGAGCGCGAACGTCATTCTCGCAGTCGGGGTGGATCAGGCCGATGTAGCTGGCCCGGACGCTGGTGGTGCCGTAGTTGGGGGTGGATGATGTCTGCTGTGTGATATAGCCGACGTTCTGGCGCTTGAACGCGCGAGTCACCTTGCGCTGCATCCCGAGGGTCAGGGCGGTGTTGACATCGGTGCGGCCTGTGCCGTTGGCGAAGAACACGTTGGTTCCGGCCTTGAGGATGTTGTAGCGGAGGGTCTCAAGGGTCTGTGCGGCCTGCTCGGCGGTGATGCCGATGAACTCCTGAAGCACAGGGTCTTCGTGGAAATCTTGGATTTGGTCGGTGAGCTGTACGAAATCGCCGTACTGCTGGAGAGTACACTGTACGTCAGTGTAGGTGACGTTCTTGCCGACAGGTGTTACGCCCTCGACGAGAGGGGTAAGGGCTTTTGCCAGCGCCTCATAACGCCGGAAAATTGCTACCTTGGTGCTGTTGCTCGGCAGGGGCTTCATATCCAGGTACTTCTCCAGAACCAGATAGGGGAGCGCCCTCATCAAGAATCCCGGCATTGCCTTTCCCGCTGTGCGCGGGGTAATATCTCCGTAGACGTTCATGGTCTACCTCCTGGCGCGTGTTCTCGCGCAAAGTTACGGTTCCTAAAGGATACCGGGTACTATTTTAAAAATTGTTTAAAACTTCTTGGCTGCCTGGTCAAAGGCTGAATCAAAATCCTCTGGGTCAGGCTCCGTCGTCACCGACGTTCTGACCGTGCCGGTTGTCTCCATGCGCTTCAAACGATCTTCTTTCACAGGATCGATCTTCGGTTCTGGGTCAACTTTCGGCAGAGTCTCCTTGTAGAGCGACACCAGTTCCACGATGTCAGCGGCGGTGCCGTTTTCGAGTACATTGTTATACTGCGGCTGCAGTATTCTCGGCTGTGCATTTATCCAACTCACCAGAGCGGGATGAATCTCGAACACGTCCGGGTGTGCTGTGGTTATTGTCTTGAGATGCAGTTCCTCGGCGGAGACCGCCGCGCTCTCGATCACCGGCTGAATCTGCCCTTTGAGCGTATCCACGGTGGTGGTCAGCAAGGTCTTCAGACCCTCTATTTCAGCCTTCAGCCGATCTTCCCGTGCCGCCTGCTCGGGCCAGTCCTTGCGGTACTGCTCCTCTGCGGCGATTTCCTCGGGGGTTGGGCCTGCTGGCGCATCGGCCACCGGCGCTGGTTTAAGCGCAGCGGCGATGTCTGCTGCGAGAGTCTTGCTGTCAAAGACCGGTGCAGGGGTAATCTCTTTTACTTCTGCGACTGGCTCGAGCTTCTTCTCCGGCTCAGGTTCGGTTTCGTCCTTGACGGACGGCTCATCTTTGACGGTCGGTTCGTCCTTGACTTCACCCTCTTCCTTCGGCTCCAGTGCATCATCAAACCCTGCGCTGAAAAGATCGTCTGCCAGTGCGTCGGTTGTTACGACATCATCCTCTTCCATGTAAGTTGGCCCCTTTCGGATATTGTGTGCCACCTAACTACATTTTTAACACATTGTCAAGTTAAATATCTACTCACCTGTTGAAATATCAAGGGAAAATAAGTTAAGAAGTTCACCGAGCTCACGAATCCGCCCACGGTCTTCACTGTCAACTTCTTTCTTTTCCTTGGCGCGCTCCCGACGAATCACCAGGAGCTCGAAGAGGTCGTTGGCGACCTCACTTGTCGGCAGCCTTTTTCGGAGCCTTTCCGTCAGCTCCTCCTCCCGCTCCCTCAGTTTTGACCTGATCGAGAAGTAATTGGATCGACTGTAAAGCTGTTCCATCTTTGACCCCTTTCGCTTTTGCGAGATTCTGTGCGATACGTGACAGCGACTCCTCCACCTTCCCTTTGAGCATCTCGGTTACTTCCTGCGCCCGTGCGACCTGCAGTTGCGCGTCGGCGAGCTGCTTCTGCGTCTTGCTGGTGTCCAGCCCCTGCTGAATCTGCGATGCGGCGGCCTGCGCCTCGTCGAACTGTGCGAGTGCTTCCTGCGCGTCCTTCAGCGGCTTGATTCTGTTCAGCGGGAGATCCCGAGCCTTGAAGCGATCTTCAAGAAGTCCCCGCTCGTCCACCATCACAAGCTGTCTGGGAGTCAGTGTAGTAACAAGCTGGTCCATTGCCGCACCGCGTACTTCCTTGGCAACCAGTGAGATGTTGCCTTTCGGCATGACCTGGAAGTCGCCCTTGATGTCGGGCTTCTCGTTGAACTCCATGTTCCAGCGCACGAGGCTGCCGATCAGGGATTTTACGAAGCGGTCGAAGGATCGCACGTCGTCCTTTGTGACCATATCTCCGCCCGCCCGCATCATGGACATATTGTTGCTGGTCCTGAAGGCTTCGCCAAGCTGATCGGCGTTGCCCATCGTCCACGACGGCAGGTTGCTCTCAACGTCGAAAACTTCGGTGAACGCCTTGCGCAGTGCGAGTAGTTCCGAGGTGTGGTTGGGGATGTCGTAAATCCTGATTGCCGGATAGTTCGCCTCGTTCCCCTCACCGGTGCGGTGAATGGTCATGCCGCCGCAGATGTTTTTCCCTCGCTCGTTCGCAACCAGCAACTCCTCGTTGACCTCTTTGATGCTGGAGGCGCTGTCGGCCATGTTGTCCATAATCGCACGGTCGGTAGCGCAGATTTTCGCTTGTGAGTCGCGCAGCGTCTCCACCTTGGCCGAGCCTGTCAGCGGGCCGTCCTCGTCCTCTTCAGGGATGAAAGCGTGGAACATGTCAGAGACTTTTTCTCCGAACGGCGCGGTGTCGGCCTTGATTACCACGTCGCCGAGCATCCACACATCAGCGAGAATGTCCTTGCCGATGGCCGTCTCTGGGACCGGAGTGCCTACGTCTGCCAGATCCTGCGCGGCGATGTAGCCGTACCACCTGATAATCTCGAACTGCCTCGCCGCCTTGTTGGGCGGGTTGGTGCTGGTCTTCTTGATCTCGTCCAGTTCGCTCTCGAACTGACGGGCTTTGTAATTCCCTGTATTATTACTGTCTCGCAGATGCTCCTCGATAACGTCGCCGAAAAAGTCGCTGCGCTTTGCCAGTGCGCGGATACCTTGGCGGGAGTATGCCTTGCGGGTGAACAGTCCTTCCTGGTCGCTCCACTTCTGCGCCGTCAGGTCGGGGTACACGTCCCACACCTTCAGCACCTCGTAGTACGGTCTGGGTACATCCTTCTCTACGGCGGCGAAGGTGCCGTCCTGCTGCAACTCCCACACCCGTTCTTTTTGCGTCCGGACCTGCGGCCCTTCGGCAACACCAAAGCCGTACAATCCACCGCGCCGGATGGCCCGTTTGCATAGCTCGGGATAATCCACACCTTCGTCGGCAAGCTGGTCCTCGCACTCCATGGTCATACGCTGCGCACGCTGCTCGGCAAACTCCTTGACCGCCTTCTCGATCATATCGGACTCGACAGGCTGTACATCCGTCCCTGCTTCTTGGGCGAGTAACTCCTGCTGCGCCTTTAAAGTGTCGAGGATTATCTGAAGATCCTCCTGCCTGATGTTCGGAAACGGTGTCGGGGTCAGTTCCCAGTTCTTCTCCTGCGCAGGGAACATCATCTCCATCATCTTGGCCGTCCATCCGACCATCTTGGTATGCGTATCCGCAGGGTACACACGGGACTTACCTGCAGGTATCTTTACGTCCGGGTCGTAAATCCTTTTGTACTGGCGCAGGTTCTTCAGCCACTGCAGTTCAAGTTGACGACGTTCTCCGTCGTAGATGTCGAATTTACCCCGCAGGAATTTCCCGAGCGTGTCGAGCTTCTCTTGTGATGTTACTTTCATGCTATCCTCCCGAAAAGCCCTTAATACCCGGTGTACGCATCCGCCGGTGAATGTGATGGTGTGGTGCTGAAATTAAGTTCTGGTGCCGATCTGACGTAATCTGACGGATTATAGTGGTTACTAAGGATGAACAGTGTGCCGTACTGATCGGCCTCGACGACGTGGGACCAGTTGTTCTTGTCCGGAGAGTCCTTCATCTTGCCGTCTGTCGTCTTTTGCCTTGTGTAGCGGTACTTGCTCCTCAACCCTTCTACGCACATCTTGCACTCCGCATCGTACTCGATGCCAGGTTCTCCGTCCGGCCACATGTTGCGGAACGGCTCGTCGAGGGCGTTGATACGTGCGATAGGATCGTTGGTCGGCGCGCTGCGCACGGCGTTGCCTGCGTCCGGCATGTCGGTAACAAACTGCTTTTTCAGTTCTTTGAGCCAGCTATTGTTATCGGTTTCATTTTGACGTTTAGCCGCCGGGTCAATCACAAACACAAGTGGGTTGGTCGTAAAATTATTGCGGATGATGGGTCTTAGTTTGGTAGCTATAAATGTTTTAGCCCCCATATCAAAACCGACCGCTTCCCGCAGTTTCCGAAGTTTTCCATCACGCCCGAGCTGCATGAACACTGCCGCCGGCTGCCTAGCACTGTCCATACCTACAATTATTGGTAAGAATGGGTCGATCTGTAGTCCCTTCTTGACCCTTCGGTCATACTGGAATGACAGTTCGTAGACTGGTTTTCCGGACATGCTCTTGGCGTAACGCCCGTGAACGTAAACGTCGATAAAGTCCTGTTTCTTACCCTTCGACAGCTCCTCATAGTATCCAGGTCGAAGGTTATTGAGGTTCTCCGCCTCTGGGGAAAGACCGGATGGTTGCTTGAACACGTCGCAGATGATGATCGAGTTATCGTTATCATCTTCCTGTGGGAGTCCTTCGAGGAGCTTGTAGTGGTCGCTGTCAAGTTCCGGCGGGTTGGTGGTGTAGAGAATGCCTGATCGATACCTAAAGTTATTGGCCTGCGAGGGGTATCGCCCTGTACGACCCTCGATGTCGGACAGCATCTGCACCGGGATTTCGCGTGCTTCCTCCACCCATGCGTTTGTGATTTCAAGCGAGAGCACCCGTTGGATGTCCTCGGGCGTGTCGAGACTTCTGAACAGCCAGTCCGACTCCACATCATTAAATCGGAATCGCATAACCATTTCCGATTCGCGCCATTTGAATATCTCCACAGGCAAAAGGCCGACGACCGAGGCGAGCGTGGTATCCTTTAATTGCTGCTTCGTATTTCGCACGACAAGCTGGCGGCTGCGGCGTATCCCGTCCTCCATAGGTGCCATCGTAATGGACTGACGTAGGAGTTCGATGATCGCTCCGGAGGTCTTGCCGGAACCGACCGGGCCCATGATCGCCCGTATCTTTGCCTCGGACAACATGAACTCCCGCACGGTTTTTGACGGGGTATAGTTTAAGCCTCCAACTGCCATTGGGTGGTGCTCCTTTACATCAATGGAACGGTATTCCCGTCAGCCTGGAGCGACGGGTTGGTTTGCACGGTTTTCGGGACTTCAATCGTGACCTTGTTATTATCCCCGTGGAAATTGCAATTCACGGTGGAGCAGCCTGCTAGAAGGGCGAAGGATAGGATCAGATATTTCATGGTGCCTCCAGTACGGCCTGTTTGCGGCGTGCTGCCGAACTTCCGCCGAAGTCTTGAACGGCGCGGTATACCCACCACGCCCTGATCTTCCACATGCCGTCCTCGATACATATCCTGCGCAACTCCTTATCTGCCTCGTCGCGCCAGAACTCGGGGAGTAGTCCTTCCCTCATGAGCTGGTACAGCGAGTCGTGCACTAGACTCCCGCGCATGAAGTTCTTCGAATCTATGGTCGGCCCTGATGGTCCGTCCCACGCATATCCCTTGTTGATAACCAGTACCCCGTTCGTCGATAAGATGATATATTCCGTCGCAATGTGCTCTCGGGGGGCGATGCTGGTTTGCACTGCGTACCCTTCGGCGAGCTGGTACTTGTACCCGTCACGATATTTTATGACCCTCATCTTTCGCCTCCCGGTGGGTGCGGCAACATGCTTCCCAGATGATTAACCCGCCAACCTTTTTACACCTTTGATGTAGTGCTTTCTCACCGCACACGCGGCATCTCAGGACAAAGGAGTTACCGGCCATCTTTCTTGTCCCAACTGTGGCACCCATCCCACGCCGCGCGGTCGGAGCGTGTCAACGGGCAGACTCTGTTGCTCTGCGACCAGAATTTGCAGGTCTTGCATTTTTTGTGTGGTTCGAGTTCGGTTGTCATGGTATATCCACCTTTCCTGCCTTCCAGAGTTCGCGCTGCTCTTTCCATCGTGGGTCTTCCACGTGGGGTGCATCGAAAATCGTCCTGAAGTAATATCCTGCGGTCAGCCCCATCTCGACGGCGATGTTCGCCATCTGCTTCCAGAGACTACGCGGTGCGGCCCAGTCGATCTGGCTTGTCATCTCCATGAGCGGTGCGAGGTCGGCGGCGAGTCCGTAGTTGTGTGCCGATGCTCCTGCCGGTGCGTTGCTGACGACTTTACCCGGTTTGGTACGCCCCTGAGCATAAATGGCCCTCTGCGCTGCCATGGTCCGTCGCCCGTCAGTGATGATCCACTTGCGCCCTGTTGCGGCTTCCGCCGCTGCAAGGAGTTTCTCGATCTTCGCCTTAAACTCCGGCTCAAGTGTGTCGATCCTTTTTGGCGGCATCGGGTTTCTCCTTGGGGCACTCAGTTTGAGCGCATTTCAAAGCGTTATTCGATGCTTTGCATTCACCATCAATCTGTCTGCAGTAACCCATGACAGCTCCTCTTTAAACGTTTGTCCCGTGCTGGCGATGACACTCTCTTGCCAAGATCAGAAGCTGGTCGTGCATCTTCTTAATCTCTTCCCGGATCTCCTCCGCATCTTCGTCCGACTCTCCGCCTGTCCTCTCAAGAACCTTTATCCGCTCCGAGAACTCCACAAGAGTCGTCCCGATCTTCCGGAAGGTCTCTGCCCCGGCTGCGAGTTGGTCCGTATTGGCTTGCGTGTCCTTATTGATTCTGTTGTAAAGGATAGTCACAAGGCCGAGGAGAAGGGTTACAGTCCCAAGAAACGCATCCCATATTTGTGTTTCACTGGCGTTTATCATAAATCCCCTTCAACTTTTTACGTCGAAGTCTACGAGCACGACAATCAGCCAGGATTTTCCAGATCTGGATAGCGCACAAGGTTATTACTGCAAAACAGATCAGGTTAAGCTGCGGCCCATTATGCACCAGATGATCTCCTCCGATACAGCAGAGGCTGGTGGTATCCGCTATGTTGGCTTGCGGTTTGATCATACCGTAGACCCGATAAATATAGTTATAAGAGCGACTATTATAACTGCTGTCATACTAACTCCTTACATGCCAAAGTTAAATTTAATACCTCTGGTATGATTTCTTCCTACTATAAATAATTCAAATCCAGCAAGTCCGGCAAACCAGTAAGTCTGCCATTTCTCAGGTAATACAAAAAACATGGTAGTATTAAGAAGGACCGCTCCTGTAAAGTATCTATCTACCGCATCAAGTGATGGTTGCTCTCCAAGTATCTTATTCTTTTCATAATATCTGTCAGGGTTAGCCGCCGTATATCTTGTTTGCCCCCAATCAGCTATAAGCGTTGCAGTAGATGCTGCCCACAGCGCCTTGTTAACATCTCGACGATCCCAAGTGGAGCAACTTGTAAGCATCGTACATAAGATGCTTAATATAAATAGCTTAGAAAGCATTGTTAAACGTCCTAACCATCTGAATATTGCCCACTGTCTGTGAAGCTCCGTTCAACGAGCCTATTTCCATAGTGGTGCCGATAATGGGGGCGGTGGTGTTGCTGTTCGCTGTCCCGGCTACATCGTCAACGGTTATTTGCGTGCTGTTGTCTGCCAGCACCTTTGCTGCGATATACTTTGTTACCCCTGCCGTGGCTGTGGCGGCAATAGTCGCATCGTAGTTAGTACCTGCTACACGTTTACGGAAAATCAGTGACGTGCCGGTAAAAAGAATACTCAACTCATTATTCGCATCCGTATAGCTGCTCCAAAGGCATTGCGTACCAATAGTAACTGTCGTGGCGAATGAGGGAGTCCAGCGGAACTCAAGGCGGCTTGGGGCCACTTGAATATTTGAAGCTGTTGGTATGGATAGTACCGTTGCTGCCCTTGTAGCCGTGGCCCCTGCTGTGAGGATTGGGGAGGTGGCTACTGATTGTTCCTCTAGTTGAGGGAGGATGAAGTAAGCGACTGCTCCTACTGTGGCTTCCAACATCATCACCGTGCCAGTATTGCCTGGTATTATCGCCGCCTGAGACACCTTTTGGATATAAGTTGCTGATGTGCTGGCCGCTGACCATGTTGTAGCAGTCCATCCATCGCGAAGGAGGAGATTACCTGTAGCCCTGTAACGCACACCAGCATTGTGCGGATTTAAGTTTCCTACGCTCCCTGCTATATGTAGCCTTGCCACAGCTATACCCAAACTATTATCCAGCTTATAAACCTTCCCACCATTCACCATTCCACTTAACCCTGCTGCGGATATGGCGGTGCTGTCGTCTACTATGGAGAGGACTGCTTGAGTAGCACCACTCAACGTCATACCAACTATAGGATTCTGGAACGCTGTACCATCGTGGTAGGCTTTGGTGCCGATGTAGTCGATTGCTTCTTTACCTGTATCATCAGCGGTAAATGTAAGTGTTCCGGTAATCAGATATTTAGCGCCGACAGTATTTGCAGCGCCACTAACCAAAGTACCGACAGTAGACCAATCAATACTTGTCCTCGTTACTATCTCATAAACCTTACCTTTTGTTGCCGCGCCTGATGAAAGTGTCGATCCATAAGCATCAGCCCTCGGCACGCCGTGGCAGGTACACTTGTTGGTTGAGGCTGGTTCGATGAGGATGCCTGTGCCGGTCTGTGCGTTATAAGCTGGATTACCGGAGGTAGCCAATAGAGGCGATCCGTCTGCGGCAGTTCCGTACTGGTTGGATGCCCTTGTAAACGTATGCACACCAGTGCCAGACAGTAAAGACAGATCACTCTTCAGTCGGGCAGTATACATCTTGTAACTCTCCAGCAGATCAGTCACATCGTCATGCTGATAGATTGCCTTCCATCCTTTTACCGAATCGAGGTAGGTGAACTTGATTGACACCCCTTGCGTGGTAATATCAGCATTGGCAATCCCTGAGACAACGCCGATCACTTTAAGCGGATTGAGATAGAACTGGTTATAAGCGTCAACAACTTCTACTGTCGCTCCTACTACCGGTGCTGTGGGCAGAGTTATCTGGATTGAGCCGAGTCGGTTATCGCAGAGGTATTTTTGACTGGCGACCAGAGTTGTGTTGGTGGTGATAAGTTGACTATTAGCAGCAGACTGGACAAACTCCGTCGTTGCTACCTGTGTGGTATTGGTGCCTGCGGTCGCCGTTGGTGCTGTAGCAGGATGGACGTGATCTTGTCTTGCTGTCAGGGTTGACGTACCAACTGCAGGAGTCACTGCTGGAGCTACCGGAGCCACTGAAGCAAGTCCTGTGATTGAATTGAAGGAGGTTCCCGTGGAAGCCCCTAGTCCCGTGACATTGCCTGTAAATACCGGAGAAGCTTTGGGTGCTTTCAGGTCCAGCGCCGTCTGCTGTGCTGTGGAAACCGGCTTGCTCTCATCGGAAGTATTATCGACGTTTCCAAGACCGACATCGCCTTTAACCAGCACTACGATTCCTGTCTTGCCAGCTACGCTGTCTACGGCCCCACTTGTGATGTAGACATAAACCGACCCTGACCAGCGATAGGTCTTATTATTGTCAAGTGCTATATATATCTTGCCCGTCTCGCCTGTTGCGGGGAATGCTGCAAGTGAGCTGTATTCGAGTACGTCGTCCACGTAAGAGGGGAGCTGGTTCGTAGGTACGATACCCCCCACGAGGTCTGCTTTATTACCAAGCCCGTGTGCGTCAGTAAGCTCGGCATGAGCTGTTACCACTTCCTCAGCCAGAGCGTTGATACTGCCAATCGTGGCTTTCTTATTGACCCCGCCTTGTACGATAGGGACGAAATCCCCGCCTGCGGGGGTTACTGTTTCATCTGCGCTGATCTTTGCATCCGCCACTTTATACCTCCCTCATAAATCGCGTACCGTCTTCTCTCAGCAGATAACCTAAATCCTCGCGCAGTAGAAACGGTGTCGTCGGGCTGATATGCACCCACTCACCTAAGACATTCCCCCATACATCACCCACCAACCGAAACGCTCCGTCTGCGAATACATAGGCTGCGTCTACGTTCTTATGCGCCCCTGCGACCTTTACGGACATCGAGCCGAGTATTCCAATTACGACGGTCAACAAGCTTTGGGCCGATCCCGTCCCAACAATCTGCCCCGCCAGAGCAATGGACGTGGTCAACGCCGCCTGACAGTCACTGTCACCATTAGCAGCGCCGGCAAGGATAATAGCCGTGGATAGTTGAGCGGATGTTGCACCTGCTCCAGCGTTTGCACCGGCCAGGGTGATTGCAGTTGTCAGTGCGGCAGTTGCCGCGCTGGTCCCGCTGATCGTGCCGGATAGAAGTATTCCTGCTACCGTGCCTGCCAGCTCCCCGGCAATACTGCCGTAGCCTGCATTTGTTGCCGCAAGATGTATAGCGGTTGTCAGTGCGGCAGTTGCGGACCCGGTGCCTGTGTTGCTACCCGCGAGTGTTATCGCAGTGGTAAGTGCTGCCGATACTGAGGCGCTGCCGGTGAGTGAACCGGCAAGGAGGATTTCGCCCCCACCAGCGGCCACATACTGATCCGCACCGATGTCCCACGGTGCCGAGCGGGTTACGCCGTCGATGTCGGTAGTGAACGTGGCGGAAAGGTCAGCACCGGATAGCCCGAACAGCGCCAGTGATGTGTTTTTGAGATGGAAATCACCGTTTGCGGGATCGACGAAATAATCTGTGTATGCGGTTTTGTTGGTCGCTTTGTTAGCACCTGGGGCGGTGGCGTCGGATGATACGTTGTAATTACTGACTGGACCCGCACCACCTGCAAAACAAGTGGTGCAGTTCAATGCCAATGTGTTTTTTATATCTGTGTCCTGATATCCATAAGTGTGAACACCAATCCCGCAACCATATACCGTGCAGTTGTAAATCTTGAAATTACTATCTGAGGCAGCCTGGACCTTGATGCCAGCGGTTGGCCAATTATAGAAAATACTATTTTCCACGATGGTATCGGTGTTTACTGTTTCACCAGCAATCCCTTTTACCTCTGTAGATCCCGACCCTGCATTTCGTACAATACAGCCAGAAATACGGGTATTAGCTACTGCGCTAACACCGATCCCCGCTGAGTTGTATCCGGCTGTTGATACTTTTTCCAGGAGCAGTCCAAACACCTCATTCCCCGCATTTCCCAGTTGGAGGGCGGTTCCACTAGCACCAACAGACAACACATAAATATAATTCCCATCTCCCCGCTGATCTGCCCATTTACCCTCATGGCGATGGGCAGCATTAACGATGATTTTAGGAATAACACCAGCAGTCCATCCAGCGACAGTGACAATGGTTGTGTCCTTGGTTGCTCCCGTACGTTTGCAATCAGCAATAGCAATATCACCAGAGGAATAAAGCGCCTGCTCCCCGGCCTCCCAAGCACTGAGGCTGGCATAGTCAGATCCGCCGTTGGGATCGACTGTTTTGGTGTAGGTCGCCATTACAGTTCTCCCGCCTCGTCAAGCCCGGTCTGCAAGTCGCGGAAGTAGACTTTCACTTGCGACCAGGTGAAGTCATATGCGCCGGTATAGTCACCAGCCTTGATTACAATCTGCCCAGTGGCTTGCAGCTTATTGCGTACAGCTAGCGGCAAATCAGCCCACCGAATCCGCCATCTTCGCCGCCGCGTTACTTCTCCGGTGAGCGCGGACAGCTCCGGCTGCATGTACTTACGCACAGTGTCAGCCGGAATGCCGGGAACCATGATCCACGCAAATGCAGGCCATTTTTCCAGAGTCCCACGCGGTGCGTTATCCTCCCGCACTTCCACAATCATTCCCGCCTTGTAGCAACCTCGGAGATCTGTGGCTGGATCGGGATTTGTTGCGTCGATGGCTTTTATTAGGAGTTGGGCCAACGCCTTAATCCTCCGTCACAACCAGCGTACCAGCAGGGAAATACGGTGCAGGGTCGCCATTATTGATGGTTTTGGCTGTCGTCAGCGCCGCCCATCTTAGCAGGTTGCCACCTGTGGCCGCGTCGTATAGCCCGAAATGTGTGGCGCTGCCCCAGTTTGCGGAAGGGGTCGGGAATGTAACAGATCCAACATTGGATGAACTGCGCGGCGTTCCGCTGGGTGCGCTCCAGGTTGCATCAGAGGGACCACACTGCACACGGGCATAGTCACCACCAGTGCATTCAGTTCCACCGCCTGCGTCCGATGGTGCGGCGGTCAGCAGTGCGACGAAAATCCCTGCCGGTTTCGTGAATGACCCAGTGCGGAGTTCGTGGGTAAGATACTGTCCTTCGAGATAGTTTGATTTTCCGGCCATGGTTGTGCTCCTTTTATTTAAACCGTGTATTTAAACCAGATGTCTCCATCCACCCCGCCTGATGGCTCAAGGGTACTGATGGTAATTTTCGACTGCTTTTCGGCATCCAGCTCCACTATCGCCGCTTGTACATCCGTGGCTAAGAGAGTCCCTGCAGGAGTGAACGACACCCCCGAAGCTTCTGTCGCACCCGGTGGGCCTGGCAGACCTACATCCCCTTCGAGGCTAGCAAGCCATTCTACCTCAGTACCAACGAATCCATTCAGTACGGCAATGTCATAGGCAGAGTCACCGTCGATCCCTGATGGTCCCGGAGGTCCAGGAACGAAGGAATCAGCTCCGTTAGTCACGTCGAAGGTATATGTCGTGAGGTCGTCGAGGGTTATCGTGTATGTGTCAACGAGACCCACCGAGCCAGTAAGCAGAATTGAGACAATACCAGCACCATCTTCACACGACCCACCCCCTGCGCCTGGTCCGTACTCAGTGGCGAGGCTGCTCCACACCGCCACACCGTTACCAATCTTAAAAACGCCTGTGTCCGCGGCGAGGCCGATCTGACCATTGGCGAGTACCGGGTTCTCCTCCGCCCACTCTGCGGCTGTGTGCCGACGTTGCTGCATCACCACGACGCCACCCTCGATCACAGCGGGGGTAAGCCCTCCGGCGGGGTTGGTCGGGAGATACTGGGTGATACTCACACTGTCGTCGTTGGATATGACGATGATCTGGGAGAAGTAAGTCTTGCCTCGTAGGTCTTTGGCAGTGAGCAGTATGTGGGCGGTTTTCGGCAGGTCGATGGTGAACGCACCACTCTCCTCGTCAATAACAGCGACCACAGGGGCGGAGGATATAAGTACGCCTTCTACTGATTGAGGGTAATGCGCAGGGGTGGCGGTTATCGTACCACCTGCGGAATCCGCATCAAGATCCTGTGCAACGCCTGAAAGTGTTTGCATGAGCATTGGACTGGCTCCGTTACAGATTTATCTGAATATTGACGAGGTTGGAGTTAGCAGATGCGACGGCCTTCTCTTCTTTCGGCTCAAGGCCCGCCCACTTGACCACGCTTTTCAGCGCGTCCAGTTTCTGCGCGAAGGGGATCAGCTTATCATGGAGTTTCTGGTCGAGTTCCGGCAGGAAGTCTTCGGCGATGCCTCGGCAGAGCCCACGGAAGGTCAGACCGTTCTCGCGTATATCCTTGGCAGCCTCGGCCAGCGCACGACGGAAAGCAGGGGTCAGCGTCCACCCTACATACTCTTCCTCAGTTACGCCGTTACGGAGCAGGATGTTGTCCATGCTGTCGGCACCAAGGGCGATCTCCACCGGCAGGCTCGGGGGCCACGGGGTTAAGGGTTTTCTCTCGGGTGTGGGTGGTGCGTCGTCAGAAAAAGGGTCGTAAAGTTGGCAGGTTTCGTCGATGTAGGTAGAAGGGTCTTTCGGGTTGAATGGAGCAATAGCGGGTGGGGGATCTCCAGGGAGTCCCAAATCCAGACAGAATATGTCCTGCGCCATGAGATCCATGGACGGGACGGTATATCAGAACTGTGTAGAAAGTCAAGTAAAATATGTGTGGTTTAATGACTCAGTTAAGGAATTAATTTACCTCGCCTCGACCGGCTCGTCCTGTCACTCCCACGGGACATTCCTCGCCACATTAGGCACCCCACGACCACCGAGCGCCTTGTCGATCCTCTTAGGCAGCTCTTTGAAGAACTTGGTGTTGAGCCTCTCAGCTTCCTGCGCCTTGAGAATCATGTCAGGCGGGGTCTTTCTCCTCCTCGACTCATACCCTTGGTACGTGGACTTCTCAAGGCCCAGAAGCTCTGCAAATTCCGCGACACTGAGTTTTAGGCGGAGCCGTATTTCCCGCATACGAAATCACCTCTTTTTTAGTAGATTTAGCATGAAGTGGATGCGGGGGTCAAGGGGTTAAATTCTTTACAGATGGGATTTTTGGTGGTATCCTTCCGCACCCCTCTCCTCCATCTCACCCCTCGTCGCGGCTCCACCTGTAAGCGTGTGAAATTCTTTACTTTTTCGGATTTTTGGGTGCTCATATATCACATTCTGGATGATTAGTACTCCGGCCGGGTCGCAACAAATCCCCCCAGGTGCCCCTCTCAAAATCGCTATGTCGGCTTTTCATCCCGCCCGCCAGGGCGTAACTATTCGGTTGTAATGAAAGGCGGCACGCTATGCACCGATAGGTGCTACTTAATCCCCGAACAAAGTGAGGGGCGCGGACAAAAAAGAAAGCCCGGAACTTGACACTTCCGGGCTTGGATGAAGCTTATTTATTTACCTTGGGCCTTTAAAATCGCCTCATGTGAGTGCTGCAACCATTCGGCCTCTATGCTGTCAGGGTCGTGCTTGTCAATCATGCGTGCCAGCGCCTTATGCAATCCCTGTAACACCTCCAGCATATCAGGAGCTGCGGCAATTAGATGCGCATTAATCGCGTTCTCTTCGCTCTGGAATCCCGTAGCGGCTACAATAAACCCATCTTCGCTGGTTATGTAGTACTTATTTTCCAGATATATCGGCCCTTTTTTGGCTTCCCATGGTCCTGGTGTGCGGTCTCTCATGGTTCTAAGTCCTCCTCACCTTTCAGGGTGTTCAGAATAGAAAACAAGTCTACAGGCGTCTATAAATGCGACTGCTTCCTCGTACCTTAATCCGTTATGTTCAGCATATTTATGAATAGTTATGTAATTATTTCTATAGTCAAGGTATGCATCTATCAACATCTGTCTAACCATCCTCTCACCCTCCCTCACTATTTATGTCTCAAAATCCAGGTAACTACCGCCCCTACTATCAAGAGCTCAATCATTTTTCACCCCTTCGTCAAATACATTTGTTTTTCCGTGTACCCCAGTGCCCGCCCGATTGCATATAAAGCGTCCTCAATAGCGGTTGATCCTACCCCGCTAATATTGCATTTTTTCTTTGCTGCTTCCTTGTCCCGCTCCCCTCCGTAAGGCGAGCCGTAAAGCTCAATCCCTGCACTCGTGATTGCTTCATCGATCGCCGCGCTCTCTTTATGATACCCATACCCGCCGGCGCTCCCTTTACCTGATACACTGACGAGCTTGTCATTTACCCACAAGCAAGCATAGATCACAGACGCTTGGCTCGACCGGCCCATGTAGCAGCGAACGGTTACAGGGTTTTTAAATACCCCTTTCTTGTGAGTCACCAGGTTATACGTCGAGATGGTCTCTTTATTGTCCAGCTGGCGTGCGTTGTGGATCCGGTTTTTAGTGAATTTTGCTTTCATCGTGTAGCCTCCTTAGAATTAATGTCGAAATAATTTTTAAACTCCTCGGCCAGTACCTGGCCAGCATACGCATACCCATAATAACCCCAACACTCATTCCGGTCTGGATCTTCCCAGGATTTTGCTATACTGTCCCGCTTATACTCCCAAATAATCACGCCGTAAACGTCACCCTCACACCATGAAGAATATGTTTCTATCGAGCCTTTCGCGTATTGGTAATAATCCGTTGCATCCTCGGGTGATATATAATACCCGTCCGAATAATCCAGGAGCTTTTCCGCTTTGCTGTTCTCTCCGGTCCTTTTGTCCCCTCGGCACATCTTAGAGGTAACAAGTTCTCCCGCCCTGTAACCGTCTCCATATGAATCGACTGTCACGACGCGGCCCGGATTATCTCTTACAATGCGTTTAAACTCTTCTATGTCCGGTCGCGGGGTATAATGCTTATACCTATTATTGAACTGGTAAAAGTCGCCCTCATCAAACTCTTCGAACGGGTCAGCCGGTGAATCGTCGCGGACCAGGAAGGCAAGAATGGCTTTTAAACCGTTCTCGGCCACATAAACCTTTTCCGGGCCGCCTTCTGGGTCAAACGGTAGTGGGAACGTCTCGCCGTCGTGTTCGTAGGTATAAGTTGAATATTTTTTAATGCTCATTTTCTCCTCCTTTTAAGATCATTTTTCAAACTCTCCAGCTCGATACAGAGACCGAAAAGAACTACCAGACACATAATTAAAAGTAGCATACATCCTCCTTTGTGACTCTTAAAATATGTTCTTATTGTACCCGAAAAGGGCTAAAAGTCAAGTATTTTACAGCTTTGGAGTATACGGGTCTCTCTATATATGAAAAGGTGCATAATGGAACCCTTGGATCTCGGACGGGTTAAGCCTAGCCCCGAGACGGGTATTAAAATCATCTAACAAACTCCCATACGGTATGTAATATAAATGTCTGTAGTAGGAAAGTAAACATGTAACACAATAATATTACTAACCATATACAACTAAAAACCAGTAGTTTACGGGGAGTTACATTCCAACGGTGCGCCGACGGGGGGTGCCAATCGTGATAGTACTATTTCCACCGGTAAGTATTGATTTTTAAAGGTAATCCAGTAGTAATAATTTTTTAAAGATACTTATGAAATCTGAAAACTAGCAAGCCATATAGTGTTTAAATTGAGATGTCTTAAAATGTATGTATCCTTGGCAAGGCCGCGAAGTTCTCTCCTTTTTACACGCACGTAAATTAACACATCTCAATTTAACTGTAAAAGGGCTACCTCTAGTTTTTTTCCTGCGCAAGAATGCTTATTCCACACCCTGAAACCCGTCCCTTCCTAGATTTTTCAATCACTTACCTTGAGTCTTAGAGCTAGTTTCAATCGTGATAGTGCCCTACTATCCGCATACTAGTAAAACTGCTTGACAACCTCCAAACTTAATGTTACACCCATACCACATATCTAACCAGGAGGATATTATGTCATTTGCAAAGAACGACCAACTGAGGAACGCGCTACGCCGCCGCGCCGCGGAACTTGAAAAGACTCTCACCGTGGGTGATCCCACCATCCCTCAGGCACTGGTCACTGAGTTCGCGGCTTACTTCGAAGGACGCAGCTTTCAATCAGCCTACCAGATGGTCTGCTACTACCTGAGAGACAAGCCGCTCGGAAACAGAATCCGTGACAGGAGGAAGACCTACACCGATAAAGAACTTGACCAGCTTGTCCTTTTATCTCACAAGGAAAGAAAAGCATACGCAGAGGAGACTGGCCGATCCCTGAGAGCCGTGGATGCTGCGATGCAGAGGCATAAAGCGAAGAGTGATTCGAATGCGGCCACACCCATTGCCATCCAGTTTGCCGTAGAGAACATCAATAAGCGTGGATTCTTCAGTTTCAGCTCCGCCACTGAGCTCAAGGCTATGGACTCCTCAAGGGCCGCAGTTCTCCGTGCCAGGGACGCACTGAGAGAGCGAGCAGGTTTAACCCTGCGGTCGCCGAACATCCTATATCACCCGATAACCCGTCGGAGGTACTTTATGACATCGGCGGAGCAGGTGTCTCTTCTTGGATCTCCTCTCAAATACCTCAAGGCCAGAGCTGACCATATCAAAGAGCACTGGGTGATCTCCGACGTGGACCCAATCTCAGACGAGCCGGTGGATATAAGCCCCGGAAGTGATAAGAAAGCGGTTTACTCAAGCAGAACTTCCGGTTATCCCGTCATGGAGAACGGAGCCATCGACGTAACTGGTAGGAAAGGCGGACACGTCGAGAGCGTGGCGCAGAAACTACTGATCAGCCTCAAGACCTTTGACTTCCTCGAAGATGGTACGAATCTGGTGATACTTCTCGATAAGCTTTTCGTCCGAGTCGAAGAACTGAAGAGATCTGCTCCTAAGAGCACAGGGTACACCTACGGAGTAAAAAGCTTTTCGCCGGAAGAGGAACAAAAACCGGTACCAGACCAGGACTCACAAGAAGAACCGGAAATTCCGTTGACCCGTCGGACACCGATGGACTAAAAAGGAGGGGTAACGATGATGATTGACGAGACAACCTTAATACCTGCCAGAACGGAAACGGTCATAGATGCAGCCCGTTATCGTCGTCTCCGAATTCCGGGAGCTGCGCCTGAGGAGTCGGAAAACCTAGTAGATGGTACTGTTTTGCGTTTCACCAATTTAGACGAATATGTGGACAATGATATTGCAGACGTTCCTAGTCGCGGTGAGGCATCCCGTTCAAATTTTGCTGCAGGAGACTTGGACCTAATGTAGGCTTGCTAGCGGGATAAGGTAAACGTTTCCACCACAGAATACGTTTTATAAACTTTTGTGACAAGGAGGTCAAATGTGTATTTCCAACCACCAATTACGGGTATCCGTAATTACAGCTAAACACCTATGAATGCAAAAAGCCCATCTCTTGATGGGTGGGGCTTTTTTAAAGCGACCACAACGAAAGTTGATAATCATATAACGGCTACCGGCACAGCGGCGGGCGATAAACCCGCTGTGCCGGTGGTTAGCAAATCGAAGGGGGATAGCGGCATGAACGATGAAATACTCGAACTGATAGTAAAATCTCGCAATTACGAGAAAATGACGCACTTTGGATCACACCCTATGCCTGGCGAATACGTCATTACAGGTCCACAAGCGGGCGGATTTAAGGGGTGGAATAACTATGTCGGTTACGTGGTACAGGTCAGAAAGAAAGCCGGTGCATTCGGTAGCGATATGGTTTTGCTCCGGCACCCTGACGGTACACTCTCCCGCCATGAAAACCAGTCGTTTCATTTGCTGGATGATTTCTGGCTGGAAAAGCTGAAAAGCTGTTTCAAGGAAGGTGTCACCCCCAAACTTTACGAGGATTACACGCAACCGTATACACTCGGCAACGGCGAATACCCAGAGACAGGGGCAATTATCGAACCAAACGACAATCACCCTGTACCGGACAATAGCCCACTCATGCGGATTACTACTGTACGAGCAGACGGGGCGAAGGTGATAGAGGTTTGCTAACGGGGCTTCAGATTTTGAGGCATAACGACTAAGTGCACCGGCAAGCGGTAGCGCAGACCGTGTGCCGCGACTGGTTATAGAGCGGTTGCGGCAATAAGGAAAAGGAGCTTAAAAATGAAAAGAGAAAGCAGATACACAGTAATGAAAAATAGCGATTTGACCATCTTGACTACGCAACAACATAACTTTCTGGATGATATTTTGGATGCCATCCACCACCACAGACAAAATACAGGGTGTGGGCCTCTCAAGTGTGTTGTTGTAGAATCTGGCTGGCCTGAATATGAGCCAACATGGGGAGCCATAGAACGGCGCGTGTCAGATTTACCGGCAGAAACAATAACAGAAGAGAAGCTGTTGGAAGCCTGCCGCAAAGCAAATTTTGATATCGATCAATGGAAAGCAATGTTTTACCCCTTGGGGCCGGACAAGACTGCCACTGCGACGGCTCAACTAGTGGCACTGGCTGAGATATTCAGTGGTTTAAAGTATGCGGATAATTAAAACTTTGACGGCGCAGGAAGCAGAAAAGAACAAATATCGCTGCCCAGATTGCAACACTCCACTGGAAGAGTCGCGGGGAACCTACTACTGCCCAGCTTGTAAAGTCGCAGACATTATAAGGCTGCAACGGTTAATAAGGGAAATACAACCATGAAACAGGGTGCAACTCGGAATGTATTTTTAACAAAACGGTACGCAATTAAAATTCCTCGTTTTGTGGAATGGCGGTTGTTCCTTCACGGGCTGCTAGCAAATATGCAAGAGGCTAATTTTTGGCGGCAACTCAAGAGCGACAAACTGTGTCCTGTGCTGTTTGCAATCTCTGGCGGGTTTCTGATTGTTATGGCTCGTGCGTCTGAATTTTCGCGCAGTGACCACGCTGATTTTGATTTTGACTCGTTTGTTGATGCCGGAGATTGGGTTGTCCCTGTTGAGAACAAACAGGATTCATTCGGATGGTTTCAGGGTCGAATAGTGGCAATCGACTACGGAACATAGAGCACTATAACGGGCCAGGAAATCACCGGCGGTTGCAGACCGGTGCATTTACCTGGTTATGGCGCGGAGGCGCCACGAAGATGAATAAAAAACAGAGAGATATAT